GATGTAAAAGAAAAAATTAATAATGAAAAAGTATCAGAAAATAACACTTGCGAAATTTGCGGTAAAGGTTTATCTTAACAAAAATGAACGAAAATAGACACATAAAAAAGGAATCACTTTTAAAATCACTTGAACAAAGTTTAGGGGTTGTTACGGTAGCGTGTAAGAAAGCGGATATTCCAAGAAGCACCTATTATAAATGGTTAAAAGAGGACGAAGCCTTTGCCATTGAAGTTAGGGATATAGAGAATGTCGCTTTAGACTTTGCAGAATCACAATTGCATAAACAGATTGCAGCAGATTCAACCGCAGCAACTATTTTTTACTTAAAAACAAAAGGTAAAAAAAGAGGTTATGTAGAACGTCAAGAAATTACAGGGGCAGAGGGTATGCCTACTAACTTTCAAATCGAAATAATTGGAGCAACTAAGAATAAAGACTAATATTGTTTATGACCATTTACTAACAACAGACAAGAAAATTATTGTTGAACAAGGTGGAACAAGGTCAGGTAAAACTTACAATATTTTGCTATGGATAATCTTTGAATATTGTACAGGCAATAAAAATAAAGTTATAACTATTTGTAGGAAATCCTTTCCATCGCTAAGGGCAACAGTAATGAGGGATTTTATAAGCATATTACAAGGTCATAATATGTACAAAGAAAGTAACCATAATAAGTCAAATTCTGAATATTACTTATTTGGAAATCTTATTGAATTTATTTCACTTGACCAACCTCAAAAGGTTAGAGGGCGGAAAAGGGATTTGTTATTTGTGAATGAGGGAAACGAGTTGTATTATGAAGATATGCAGCAGCTACTCTTTAGAACGCAGGACAGGATAATATTAGACTTTAACCCATCAGACGAATACCATTGGATATATGATAAACTAATTACAAGGGCTGATTGTGTTTTTCATAAAACAACTTATTTAGACAACCCTTTTATTGAACAAACTATAATTCAAGAAATAGAAAGGTTAAAAGATACAGATGAACAGTATTGGCAAATATACGGACTAGGCGAAAGGGCTTCAAGTCGTAGCACAATCTTTAATTATACAGAAGTAAACCAAATCCCTATTGAAGCAACGTTAGTAGCATACGGAATGGACTTTGGGTACACAAACGACCCTACAACTTTAGTTTCAGTTTACACTTTAGATTATAACCTTTACGTAAAAGAACATCTTTACAGAACACAAATGACAACCCAAGACATCAACCTGTTTTTAAGGGATGAAAAACTTGCATCAAACCCAATCTATGCTGATAGTGCAGAACCTCGCTTAATAGAAGAATTAAGGCGTATGGGGCATAATGTGTTTTCAAGTGTAAAAGGTAAGAACTCAATTAATGCAGGGATTGATTTATTAAAAAGGTACAAAATACATATACTAAAAGATTCTACAAATGCAATTTCAGAGTTTAGGAATTATAAATGGAAAGAAGACAAGGGGGGAACTTTAACAAATGTACCCGAAGACAAACACAATCATATTATTGACCCAACTAGGTACGCAACATACTCAATACTTTCAAGACCTAACTTTGGCAAATACAAAATTCATTAAAATAAGTTACTAAATATTTTGTTTATAAGTTAATTAGTTATATATTTGTGTAACAAAAATAATTAAAACAGAACATTATGGTATCATTAACAGACACAGAGTACGATTATTATTTAGCTTTAGAAGAGTACGCAAGAGACATTTCTCTAGGATTAAATGTAGAGATAGCAAAAAAATTGATGAAGAAATTAATCTTAAAAAGATATAAAAATGATATTTAAACAAAAACCTTACAAGACAATATCACTAGCAACAGGGTTAGTGGTTAGCCATTATAAAGATGGAACAATAGATGTATCAGGAACTAGAGACTGCGATGATTTTGAGATGTCAGACTGTTGTAGTGCGAGAAGATGGAACGACACAGATATTTGCAACGATTGCAGAGAACACGCAGAGTTTTAAATTCAAAGATGAAAAAGATAATTAATCTATTCAAGGAATTTTTACTATATTTACTTATAGTTATGATAACAGTTTATTTAATACTAATATTTTTAGCAGCAACAATTAAAACAATTTTACAGATATGGAATGGTACGATGATTTAAACCCAATAGATAGACAAGGTGGAGAATGTGGATGTTGCGGAACACCGATTGACACAGACAAAGACTTTTGTTCTTCAACCTGTTACGAACAAGACACGAATTATTAAACTATGCAGTTATTCTGCACTAATATATAAACCACAAAGCGCATCTTTAAATAGGTGCGTTTTTTTTGTTACCTTTACTTTTGTAAAAATTGATTTTAAATACGTTATATAAATATGAAAGTTAATATTAAAATTCCTACATCATTAAAAGATATTACATTAAGGCAATATAAAAAGTATTTATCAATTCAAGATAAAACAACAGAGAACAGGTTTTTAAATGCTAAAATGATTGAGATATTTTGTAATGTAAAACTTGAACAGGTTATGCTTTTAAAGGTTAGTGATACTAATGAAATTATTGAAACACTATCAAATATTTTTGAACAGAAACCTGAACTTGTAAAGAAGTTTAAAATTAACAAAATAGAATATGGTTTTCATACTAATTTAGATGACCTTAGTCTTGGGGAATATATTGACTTAGATATGCATATTGGGGATTGGAGTAATATGGAAAAGGCAATGAACGTTTTATACAGACCTATTTTGGTTTCATTAAAAGATAAATATAGTATTGAAGATTACAGGGTTCAAGAATCTGACAAGCTTTTAGATATGCCAATGGATGCAGCAATGTCATCAGTTTTTTTTTTGTGGAATTTAGGACTAGAGTTATCGCAAGTTATGACGAACTATTTGGAAAGTCAGGAGGACAACCCAGTCTTGACTCAGTTTCTCAATTCTCAACAAAATGGGGATGGTATCAGTCAATTTACGGACTCGCTCAGGGAGATATTACAAGATTTAAAGATATCACTAAATTAAATTTACACGAGTGTTTTATGATGCTATCATTTATGAAAGACAAAAACGAAATTGAAGCAAAGCAAATAAAAAAGAATTTTAAATAATGGCAAATCAAGGGGTCAGGGGTTTTTATCAATTAACAGAAACGATAAAAGAAGAATTATTAAAGGACGTAAACATTAATACTGTAACGACAGGAGACATTACGGACGTTAATTTAAACAAGCAAGATATGTTTCCTTTAGGTCATATTATAATTAATAATGTAATCGACCAAGAGCAGGTTTTGAGTTTTAATATAAGTATTTTAGCTTGTGATATTGTCAATCAATCAAAAGAATTAACAACAGATAGGTTTACAGGCAATAATGATTTACAAGACATTTTAAATACTCAACTTTCGGTTTTAAATAGGCTTATTCAACGGTTAAGGATGGGTGATTTATATACAGATATGTATCAATTAGAAGGAGACCCAAATCTTCAGCCTTTTTACGATAGGTTTGAAAACCAATTAGCAGGTTGGACTGCAACAATGGATGTGAAAATTTATAATGATATTTATATCTGCTAATGGAATACAAGAATCTAGAAGAGATTGCAGTAAAATACGCTAAATACGTAGTGCAACAATCAAAGTCTAATTTGACTAAAAACAAACCATACAGTCAAGGTGGTGGGGCTTTGTATAACTCAATATCATACGAGTTCGATTCTGAAAAGAATCTATTTCTGTTAAATTTTTTAATGGAAAGCTATGGTAAATTTGTTGATGAAGGTGTAAGAGGTTCAAATCCTAGTTTAATAAAAGGTGGTTATCAAAAAGCACCAACGAGTAGGTTTGCCTACACTACTAAAATGCCACCTATGCAAATGTTAGCAGATTGGGCAAAGAAAAAAAATATAAGATTCAGGGATGCAAAAGGAAAGTATAAATCAGGTAGTAACAGAAGTATGGGGTTTGCGTTACAGAGAAGCATATTTGCGCAAGGTTTAAAAGGAAACGAGTTCTTTACTAAGCCATTTAACAAAGGTCTTTACGACTTACCTGACGAGTTAATAGAAGCGTTTGCATTGGATATTGAGAATCAAATAATATTAGGAACAAAAAAATAAACAATGGCAAATATAGCATTAAGAAGTCCACAGTATAAAACCAAGTCTACATCGGCATCTGCTAATTCAATACAATTAACTTTAACAATTGATGGAACTCTAAGGTACACAATAAATAAAAATAGAGCAACAGTTTTAAATGGTGTGTTTGAAATAGCTGAATTGTGCAGGGATTACTTGACAATAAATTATCTTTCTAATAATTTTCCTCAAAAAATAAATATTACTACAACCTTAACGGCTTATACAGGTTTAAATGGAACAGGTAGTGTAGTAGGTAGTCCTACTGTTTTTACAGATGTTGGGTGGGAAGCATATGGTCTTTATGTTGATGGTGCTAGTCCTGAAAACCCTGTAAATACTGTTCTAGGTACTTGGTTAATTGCACCAATAAAATCAGAATCTTTTTCAGTTAGAGATTTTGAAATATTTGTACCTATTGGCGAGGGTGGTTTTATTTCAGGAATGAATAGTGCAGGCGTTAGTTCTTCTTATGCTTACACTTCAGCATCGACAAGCATTTCGGCAGGTTCTGCTATTAGTGAAGATTTAAAAATAACTCGTATAAATTGCAGTAAATACGGCAACGGCAGACAGATAAATTTTATTAATAAATACGGTGTAGCGCAAGACCTTTGGTTTTCTTTAAAAGAAGTTCAAAACCTTAGCAGAAAAAACGAAACGTATCAATCAAACACAATTCGTTTTGATGACCCTGACCCATACTACATAACAAGTGATGCACCTGTAAAAACCTTTAATACACAAGCTAAAAAATCTTATACTTTAAATTCAGGTTATTATCCTGAAGGGGCAGTTGAATATTTTGAACAGTTACTTTTAAGCGAATACGTTTGGATGGTAGTTTACAATAAAAGAAATCCTGCATCAGAAATTGTAATACCTGTTCGAGTTAAATCTTCAAGAATAGAATTAAAAACATCTTTAAATAACAGATTAATTAATTATACAATAGAATTTGAAGATGCGTTTGATTACATAAATAACATAAGGTAACACAGAAATAACATAGATGCAAGAATTACAATTATACATAGAGGGTACAAGGATTGATTTATTCAAAGATGAAACGGTTTCTTTAACTCAAACAATTCAGAATGTAAAAGATGTAGCTAAAATATTTACCTCATTTACAAAGACGTTTACTATTCCTGCGAGTAGTACAAATAACAAGATTTTTAAACACTATTATAATTTTGACATTGTAGGTGGATTTGATGCAAGGATAAAAAAAGACTCAAGAATAGAATTAAATTCAATACCATACAAAACAGGGCGAATTAGATTAGAGGGGGTTGCTTTAAAAAATGGAATTGCTTATACTTATAAAATTACATTCTTTGGTAATACAGTAGAATTACCCGACATCTTAGGCGAAGATAGATTAAGTTCTTTATTGTTTTCAAGTAGTGCTTATAGCATACCTTATAGCGCAGCTAATATTAGTCTTTATATGGGGGCGATTGGAAACAGTAAACTGATAGTGCCTTTAATAACTCATACAGATAGACTTTACTATAACTCTTCTGAAAACGTAGCAGGAACTAATAATGTCAGTTATAATGAAGGAACTGTTAAAGGTGTTGTATGGAATCAATTAAAGTTTGCTCTTAGGTTATATGAAATAATTTTAGAGATTGAATTAAAATATACTATTGCAGAAGGTTATTCAAGCAATATATTATTTTCAAGAGACTTTTTTAATGTTTCAAATCCTGCTTTTTATAACTTATATATGTGGTTGCATCGTAAAAGTGGAGCAGTAGAAGCACCTCAACAAGTTTCGTCAATTACGAGTCAAGTAATTTTTTCCGCACCATCACCTGCAAACACTATTCTTATACTACAAGGAAATACAGTAATTACACCTGCTGCAATGTTGGCTTTTCCAA